GCATTGGTGCGGCTTTCAAGCGGGCAATGGCAAATGATAGAGGGCGGGCGATACACCGATTTGCCTGAGAAAAAGGTAAGAGCCGCATTGGCTGAGAGCCAAGAGAATCAAGGCTCTTGACGGAATCAGGCCCTCCAACTGGGCAAAAATGGCACTTTTACGAGGGACATTTGCGCCAGGAGCAAGACGGAAAAACCCGGGGGGAAATTTCCTGAATTTCGGCAGAAAATTTCCGGTTTCCCTGGGAAGCACCCTCTCTAAAATTACATTTCAAATCGTTCGTTGGGCGGAACAATCACATCCCTTGCGCCCCACTCCGTGATGAACACCAGACTCTTGCCGCCACGCACGATAGGCATCCTCTCAACGACCAACCTGTTGACCAGGGCATCGTCCTCAATGACACCAGCGTGCTCGAGGGCATCGAGCAAAGGCTTGATGCGATTATCGATATCAATACGGCGCTTGGAGTCTGGCCAGAGGTATATCTCAACCGTGATCAACCCCTTGGGGGCGACCACGTTGTGCTCAGAAACGTACTCCGCCACCTTCTGGCGAAACATCCGCCCACGGCTGCTGATGTAGGTGTTGCCCCTGGCGTGTCGCCAATGCGTGTTGGCAGAGTTCGGCCATGGCAACGAGAGCGATACCAAACTCACGCTGGCACCTCGGTCTGGGTTTCCTCAGTCTGCAAATGAAGCTTTTGGAAATAGTCCCACTTCGCAATGATGGCAGGATCCCGACTTGGACGCACCCAAGGCTTGCCATCGACCAGTTGACGTTCAATTGTTGCCATCACGTTGGTGGCCGCTGCTGTTGTGTATGCTTTGCCGTTTCTCAGCAATTTGATTTCAGTCATGCTTTGCTCCTAAAAGTTCTACTTTGGGTTCGTTAAATAGCCACTGCGCTGCAACATCTGGTTGGGGTTTGAAATTCGCCATAAAACGCTTGTGCTCACGCATCTTTCTAGCTTCCTCGGCCAAGCTGTTGTCAGGACCATCAAAATCGACTCGAGTGCGCTTGGCATTTAAGCCACGACCAAGCTTGATGACGCGCACCGGGCATCGTGATGTTTCGCTGTGATCCCAATAGCTGATGTGCGCCTTGTTGTTCTTCATCAACTGCTCTACTGCACCCGTAGTTTGCGACTCAGTCATCTTGCTAACCGCTGCAATTTGACGCACGGTCCCGACCTTGATTATTTCCAGAGCGCGATAGGCGCGATGAATGTTGGTGTTATCCGCTTTGTTATTCACCATTCTTCTCCATCAACTGACGATTCAAGTCTCTCAGGCGCTTGATCTCATCGGCCAGCGGCTGACTTGATGCAGGGACAAACTCTTGCTCAACGGTCAACCCACCGGGACGATGCGCCATGTCGGATGTGTCCCATTGCTCAACGGCTTTGTCTACGGCCGCATCAAGACCTTCAAGTGCTGCTTCAAAGCCCTGCTGGTAATACTTGGCTTTCTGGCGAGTCATGGTCTGCTCTTCGACAAGAGTGGCAAACATTTCCAGATGGATGACCGCTGAATCCGACCACGGTTTGCCTGATGTGTCGCCCCATACCTCCTTTGCTAACTCCAACACTTCGCTACGTTTCATCGCTTTCTCCTTTGATGATCTCAATATGATTTTTGATACGCTGTCCAACCCATCGGGCGACAGGAACTGCCCACGAATTTCCCAATGCCTTGTATCTGGGACCGTCCGGTGACTCCGGCTGCTTGCGCCACGGGATATTTGTGTAGCCGTCAGGGAATCCTTGCAATCGCTCACACTCTGTGGGGGTCAGTCGTCGCACAGCCATTGACGCGGCATGAACCGCTGCGACTTGATTTGTGACTTCTGTTGACTGTGGGCTGCGGCTTGGGTCGTTGCTTGCCGTGAGCGTTGGCGCTACGGGATGCATGACAGCCATCGGGTTCTTTGCCCCAAGAGTCTGTGTCATCTCGGTATCAACCTGTGGCTCAGACATCTGACCGCTAAATGCCATCACAAGCGGCTCATGCCCATGCGTCTCCCGGCGCAACGTCCCGACTGTGCCGTCTTGCATCACGCTCATGACGCTGCCACCTTGATCCATCAAGACCATCGGCTGGACAACGTAAGCAGGGTTCTGTGTCTCACCTCCTGCACCAGTGTTCCTGGTCATCGTCGAAGCCAAGTCATCAGAAACAATGTTTCCAATTGCGGGGGTGGAATAAGTCGAAACTGGCTGCAAGACAGCAATGCCACCCTGATTCTTGCTTGGCTCTGGCGTGGTCGTATCCAGACAACTGCTGATATCAACTTGTCTGCAACCTGATAGCGGGTTGCTAGACTTCATGGAGTTGCTTGATAGCGCATCAAACGAGTACGCCACAGCATGGCGGTCACCTTTGGTCAGAGTGTTCATCGGCGCACCAGGATCCCCAATCCCCAAACCGTTGCCCTTGCCGTCTTGCTTGTCGCCACGTTTGCCACTAAAGCGGGTGGCTGAGTCATGAATCGGAATTGTCTGCGCAATGAAGACCTGAGCGTGATGCGATTGCACTGATGGCTGATGCGCTTGGATTGCGTTCGCAACCTCCAATGGTGTGGCGCTAAACGTGTCAGCAGACGCGTCCTCTCGTATGCTGTACGCAACGGCAGGGATAATGTGACCCGCCACGCAAGTCTGGTGATTCAACTTTGATGTGCCGCATTCCCTGTCAAGAGTGCCGACAGTCCCTGCGTAAGCAATCAGGTCTGTCGCATCCTTGTAGTCCCTTGCTTTCATCGCACTTGCCGTGCCGTCATCAGAATACTCACCGAACGCAACCATACGATTTGTTGTCACGCATTCAGAGTCGTTGTTGCGACTGATTCCAGTGCGCGCTGCAATTGTTCCGGCAACTTCTTTCCCCGCTTCTCTGCTCGGCGCAGAATCCCTGCGCAAGCCCTCGAACTCAAAAAGAACCTCTGCGGGATCGAACCCGTCTCGAGCACTTCCGACAAGGAAGATACGTTTGCGGCGTTGTGCCAATCCGAAATATTGGGCATCGAGGGTCCGCCATGCGATTGACCTTTCTGGTCCAAGCACAACACCCGCGTTCGTCCATTTCTTCCCTGATGGCTCAAGTGCCTCATCCTCGCCGGATAGCGATCCAAGAAACGATCCGAATGCGTTCGATTTGTCGCTAAGAAGTCCTGGTACGTTTTCGTAAACAACGACAACTGGCGGGAGTCCGTTAATTGCTCTGATTTCGTCTGCATGATTGATGAGTTCCACATAGATGAGTGTGATGTTGCCTCTGTCGTCTTCAAGACCCTTGCGCTGCCCTGCTACTGAAAACGCTTGGCACGGTGGGCCGCCAACAATGAGGTCGGAGTCGATAAAGATTTGGTCAGGCCATGACTTGAATTTGGTCATGTCGCCAAGGTTTGGAATGTCGGGATAGTGGTGAGCCAACACAGCATTGGGGAAAGGCTCAATCTCAGAAAAGGCTGCTGCTTTCCAACCAAGTGGTGCGAAAGCTACGGAAGCCGCTTCGATGCCGGAGCAAATAGAAAGAAATTTCATAGCGCACCTCGCAGAAGGTCGAACGGTCTGCCAGATGGGTGAGCCACGTACTGGAGTGATGCAGGGTGAAACCACAACTTGATCTTTCCCTCCCACTCGCCGTGGCGGTGCTTGTCGCATTGGATGATTGCGTCACCCTGCATGAGGGTTTGCTCGTCAGCCTTCCCTGCCCTAACCTTGGCTTCCTTGCCTTTGTTGCGCCATACCGTGAGGATGTTGTCCACTTGGTCGGTGATGGTGCCTGAGCCACGACTGTCGAACTTCCCCGGGATAGCATCCTCAGACGCACCCTTGCGAACGTGGTGAACCAAGTGGATATGGATGTTGTGTTCACGGGACAATGCGCACACACGGTCTACAAAGTGTTTCTGACCGGAGTAATCGTCCTCACTCTTGACGCACTTCATCATGTTGTCGATCACGAAGTGTTTGACCTTCAACTCAATTGCGGCGTAACGGATGGCAGCAATTACGCGCTGAATCTCAACCGCACCCAAGTGGTCATAAATCCAAAACTTGCCTTCCATCCACGACACGAACTTGTCGGAAAATTGTTTGGCGGGTTGGTTGGTCATCGCAGCCTGTCGCAACATTCGAAAATAGGTCGCTACAGGCTTCATTTCGAACGAGGCTATGCATACCCCTTGACCCTGCTCTAAAAACCCGATGCAGACCTGTCCAAGGGCTTGGGATTTGCCATGACCGTTGATGCCTTGCCACAGAGTTACCTCACCACCACGAAAACGGAATCTGTCGTGCGTGTCAGACCACGGAAAAGTTGCCCCTTGCAGAACACTTCCGTTTTTCAGGTAATCGTCAATCTCATCTGACCAGGCGCTTGCGGGTAGAACCTTTGAAATCGGCTCGGCATCGATCATGTATTGGGTGAAGTCGCTGTCTTCAAACGTCCTCATGCAGCCTCCCGTGCTTCATCGATGAGAGAGCCGTTGACTACCGCTAGAACACGCGCTGGTTTGAACTTTGCAAGGTGGTTGACCAGACGATAGATTCGCTCCTGGTCTTCCCCTGACAGGTGAATCGTTGTCCCCATAACAAATCGCATATCCAGTCGGGCGATGTTGTCGTCGGCGTAGATATGCACTTCTGGGAGCAGCCCAAGTTCAAGGAGGTTTTCAGGGTTGAGCAGATAGGACAGTTCTTCAGGGCGTTTGCAAGTGAATACGTGAACCCAGATGTCCGTGATGGGATTGCCGTAAGTACGGGCTTCGAAGATTGATTGGTGACCGTTCATATTGCCCCCTCAAATGGGTCGTATGCAGCTTCAGCGGAGAAGCCATCCCACTTCTCACCGTTGAGGTATGCAAGTGGTGCAGGACAGTAACGACAGGATTCTTTGCGGTAGTCATCGTCCACCGATTCAAGGTGATTGAGGATTGTGTCTGCAACCTTGTCCAACTTCTTGCGCTTCCAAACTTCTGCACACTTTGTTTTGGCAGCTTTTCGTTTTGAAGTTGGATACCTTTCCCAAAACATTGCAAACTGAGCCGAAGGCGATATGTAGTTCTCTGTCTCTGTCTCTGTCTCTGGCGTATCGTGTTGCTTGCACTCTGCTAGCACGGGGCTATCAATAATCACGAAACCCTTACCCACCAACGGTCTTAGAGCAGTTTCAACCTCAGAAACGGTCATCCGAAGGCGAAAGGCTATCTCTTTAAAATCACCTGAAATTGCCCCTTCCACATCCTCGCTTGCTAGCAGCCAAAGCATGGGTGCTATCGCCTTGCTAGCAACAGGCAAGCATTGGTATTCGTAGTTATCTAACAAACTTTTATGCAGCTTGATCCACGGTGGAGAACGGTCTTTGTAGTGTTGGAATGATTCCCAATTTTTTATGCGTAGTGTCATGTTGTGAGATACAATTTTGTTCGTCATGTGTTTTTCTAAAAACATGGGTTAATGACCACGCCTCTGGAAGAGCAAACTTCGCAGGGGCTTCTTTTTGCCTACTTGAGTTCTGGCCAGATGTCCCGGTAATCGTCCGGGTGAAGGTGCTTGCGTGTGACACGCCCTGCGCTGTTCTTCTCAATCGCCACGGAAATCTCTGCGCCAAGCTTCTTGAAGCTGTACTGGGCATTTCGCAAATAGCCGACTGTTGTGCCGCATGATTCGGCAAAAAGAACGCGTTCTTCTTCGCTTCCAAGACTCACTAAATACTTCATGAGAATTGGGTATCGAATTTCTACTGTTGGTTTCCGGCCTCGAGTTGCCATCGGTGTCTCCTAAAAGAAGACCGAATCTTACCCACGGGTAATATCCATGTCAATACCTGTGGGGTATAAATACTTGCATTTATCACCCAAAGGTATAATATAAATAACCATTAGCCTCGTACGCCAAATAGATGTCTCGACAACCCCCACCTTGATAGGTAAACATATGAAGATGGATAAATATGAAGTGCGTAGACTCCGCCTGATTGAGATTAGGGATCGCGAGTGTGGTGGCAATACGTCTGAACTAGCAAGAAGGCTAGACAGGAACCCTACGTATGTTCTGAGAATGCTCTACCCTGCTGGCAAAGAGGGCAAGAAGCGTATAGGTGACGATCTAATCGAAGTGATCGACAAGACCTTTAAACTCCCGCATGGTTGGCTAGACGGCAAAGACTTAACAAATACAACAGCATGGCCGTTTACGTCTGTTACACCAGAGCGATTCCATAAACTCTCCCAAGCACAGAAGGACTCTATTGAAAACACTATCGCAGCGATGGTGACCGCCTTCCTTGGTGCGGAGTCGGTTAGGCGAAGAACTTGAGGTTCTTCCTGGTGGCAGACGATTGTCGATTGATGACAACGACTGCTACCTGAACAGCCTGTACGGGGAATATTCACCACAGCCAGAATGACAACACAAAGGTGTTGTTTTTTTTTCAATAAATATTTACCCATGGGTGTTGACAAGGTAATTAACCTATAGGTAATATTCTTCCTGCGTCACAAGATCAACTAGACAAAGGATTACAAAAGATGCAATCGAAAGACATTTATTTTCAGGGCGTAACTTCCCAGAATTTACATGGTGACACCCACCAAAAGTGGGAGACAAAAACCACCGTCAAAGAGGTGCTGGAAATGCTGGCACTCAGAGACGGGCATGACAGTGACGGCATATCAGCCGCACATTGGGCAGGAGACATTCAGCGTGAGTCAGACTTCATCAGCGACATGAATCCCCAGACGTTTCAACTGCTTCTTGAAATCGTTTGTATGCTCCCGGACGCACACCCCGTCCACCAACACCTTCGCAACACCCTCGAAGGCATCCTCCCATGAACGACAAGATTCCAACATCAGCTTGGTTCGGCGCAGCCTTGTTTGTAGGTTGCCTGTATCTCGGCTTCTGTCTTCTCGCACTCCACTTCTAAGGTAACCAATGAAAAATATTGCTACCGCCTTCATCAAGGCGAAGAAAGCCTTTAGCCCTGCGCTGAAGACCGCTACAAACCCACACTTCAAGAGCCGCTATGCAGACCTATCTGCTTGCGTTGAAGCCGTGGATGACGCATTCCTGTCAGTAGGGATCGTGATGTATCAAGAGACATTTGAATCAGATATTGGCGTGACTGTCGAAACAGTTTTGCTGCACGAATCAGGCGAAATGATTCGATGCGGAAAATTACATATGCCCGCATCAAAACACGATGCGCAGGGCTTCATGTCAGCTTTGACGTATTGCCGCCGTGGTTCGCTCATGTCGGCGTGTGGTATCGCTCCTGAAGATGACGATGGCAACGCAGCGGCCAAGTCTGCGCCCGCCAAAAAAGCAGCACCAAAAATCGTGTGGGATTTGGAATTGGCGACATCACAGATTATGGCCGCCAAGACCGAAGCAGACCTGACTAAGGTTTATCAGGGTTGGTTAGAGCCAGCGACTAAAGCAGGACAAAAAACCGAACTCATCACGTTGTGCAAGGCACGTAAGCAGGACATCCTCGACGGAGTTCAGGCATGACGGAAATGGTTCAAGGCAGTCCTGAATGGAGAGCCGCACGGTGCGGGAAAGTCACAGCAAGCCGCATGGCAGAACTTGTTGCCAAACTCAAGACAGGTAAGCCCGCCAACTCACGGGAAGACTATCTGTATGAACTGGTTGCAGAACGTCTGACAGGTCAGCCATTGGACTTCTTCCAGACCAAAGATATGCAATGGGGGACTGAAAAAGAACCTCTTGCACGACAGGCGTATGAGCAAAAGCACTTTGTTGAGGTCGGGCAAGTCGCAATGGTCATGCATCCGGTTATCGAAAATGCCGGAGCAAGTCCCGATGGCTTGGTTGAAGACGATGGCTTGATTGAGATCAAGTGTCCTCGCACCAAGACGCATTTGATGACCCTCAGAAGCAAGACAGCCCCTGCGCAATACGTTCCTCAGATGCAATGGCAAATGGCGTGTACGGGTCGCCAATGGTGCGACTTTGTCAGCTATGACCCTCGCTTGCCGGAACACCTCCAGTTGTTCATCGTGCGTGTCCAGCGTGACCAGGCGTTGATCGAACAATACGAGCAAGAAGTCATCCAGTTTCTAGTCGAAGTAAATGAAGTTATCACTGCAATCAACCAGGAGTAAAAGATGGAATACGACAATAAAAATCGTGGCGCGCTTTTTAAGAACGACAAAGAAGGCAATGATGCCCGCCCTGATTACAAAGGCAGCACCGACATTGAAGGCGTGAAATATTTTGTGTCGGCTTGGATTTCGACTGCCAAGTCCGGTCAAAAGTATATGTCTCTCAAATACGAGAAAGACACAGGTCAACGTGCAGCAGCAGCCCCCAAGGCGCAATCGATTGAAGACATGGATAGCGACATCCCCTTCTAGTCGAACGGCCCCGTTGCGGGGTCTACATCGATGGGCATTGTGACCAGTGCTCATCAATGTGGATCAGCGTGACACGGATTAGCCCCGTGTCTAAACCCTTAGTGTTTAATTTTCTAGTGGATGCTGCTTTATGCAAGACGCTGTTCCACTCCAAATATGGAAATCCGATGAGCGAATGTAAATGCCAGAACACAATTGATGCGATTAGGTTAACGGCCAGAGAAGGCATCGTACGTGAGTTAAATCACCAGATTAGCCAAAAAGAATACCGCATCAAGGCGCTTGAACTGGAAATTGAGTTCCTCCATTTCGAACTTGAGGTCATCAGGACCAGCCTGAAGGTAATGCCCTCAAGCACCCCCCAATCCAAGGACTGAATATGAACGACGATTACGTGTTCACCCCCAAGGAACTGGCCGCATATATGAAGGTCAGCCTCAATACCGTTTACAGGAATGCCGACAAATTAGGCGGCGTACGTGTTGGCGGTTCGGTACGATTTCTAAAGTCCCGCTTGCTTTCTTTACCTACGGGTAGTAATATCTCCTCAGGCACACACCTAGGGGGTACATCATGCCAATCAGACAAGACGCAAAAAATGGGTACTGGTACATCGATTTCACCGATGCGAATGGAAAGAGAGTTAAACGCTCTTCTGGGACGAAAGACCGCAAAGCCGCCCAAGAACTCCACGACAGACTTAAATCTGATTCGTGGCGGGAAGGCAATCTAGGCGACACGCCAGATCACAAGTTTGAAGAACTCGCCATCACGTACTTGAAGTCCATCCAAGGTGACAAGTACTACGATGCCAAAGCCAAGATGGTTGGGTTCTGGGTAGACCACTTCAAGGGCAAGCCGCTACGCTCAATTTCGGCAAGCATGATCAAAGCCGCCCTGCCTGTTATGAGTTCTGCGGCCTCCACCACCAAGCCCAAGGCAATCACCCCTGCCACACAGAATCGATACCTCGCCTCCATCGGCAAGCTGATGTCGGTAGCCGTGGAATTGGAGTGGATTGACTTCGCACCCAAGGTCAAAGCCAAGCGTGAGCCGAAAGTAAACGTGCGTTGGATTACGCACCAGGAGGCAGAGCGCCTCATCGCCGTTGCGGATCGCACATGGATCAAAAACATCATCCAATTCGCCTTAGCAACAGGATGTCGTGCCGGGGAGATTTTGAGCCTAGATTGGTCGGCAGTCGATATGGATAAGCGTCACGCTTATATCGGTGCTGAGAACGCCAAATCGGGTCGTGGAAGAGCCATTCCGCTAAACGACCTCGCAATCACTTCCATGCTTGGACGAGAGCGTTCAGGACGGGTTTTCACCTGCAACGGTAACGAGTTATCGCTTGTGAGCCACAAAGCGTTCCAGAGGGCGTGTACGGCAGCAGAAATCGAAGACTTCCGTTTCCACGACCTCAGACACACATGGGCATCCTGGCACGTTCAGAATGGAACGCCCCTGATGGTGTTGAAAGAATTGGGGGGATGGCAGGAAGTGGCGATGGTGCAAAAGTACGCCCACTTGGGTCAGTCGCACTTGGCTCAGTATGCGGATAACACGGAGTTCAAACCGACCCACTTAAAAATTGCGGTCTGATTTGTCCGAATTCCGTCCGAATGCTGTTTTGTTATTTTTGTTCAACTGGTCTGAGAGCCGCGTATTTACTGGTGGCGCATCCCTGATTCGAACAGGGGACCTGCGGATTATGATTCGGGGCAATAATAATTAAAAAATGCCTCGAAACCCGCATGGATACTAGATGTAGCCGTAATTCTCACGCAATTTAATTCGGACGTATTTACCCAATTTTCACCATAATAAATCTAGGCTCTCGTCCGAATTCCGTCCGACACTAATCCGGGGTATGAACGGCAAATCCTTCCCGTACAACTTGTGAGCAACAAGGACAAATAACTCTCCCCTCACGCTTTTTCATGGCCGCATAAATAGCGGCAGAACTAATGCCAAGGTCTTTGGCAATAGTGGGAGGCTTCTCTCCGTTGGCGACACGCAAGAGCGCCTGTTGAGTTTTGCTGATTGGCTTCATGAGGTTCTCCTTTTCGTAGGCAGAGAATATATGAATACATAGTATTTAGCAACATAAACACATTAGACTTGACAAACACAAATAGTTAGTGTTATAGTTCGTTCCATGGATGCAGCGATGCAAACAAACGCAACAGAACTACCAGGGAACGAAGGCGTAGCGAACTGGTAGCAAGGCTCTAGCAAAGCGGTTCTGGCAGGGGAATATAAGGCTCAGGTCTACAAGTACCCCGCAGCGTGAAGCACCAGATTTAAAAGGAATCATTATGTTGTCAGTAAAAAAGTCAGTACCAAAAGTACGGAACTTCGTAGCCAAACACGCCCTGATCAACAGGGCTGAGAGGCACACAAGCAAGGCAGAAAAGGTCGGGCGTAAGGCAAAACATAAGCAGCGCCCATTTAACTAATGTTCGTAAGTCCCTCTGGGCTGAAAAGGAGCGATGTGAGTATTAAGAAAAATAGGGAAAAGGTTATTGAGACGTTGGAGCGCCTCGATGGCTTTGAGGGGATTGTGGAGGAACGCCGTAATGGACATGGTCCTACAATCAGATTCCGAATGTGCGGGCAAGAATGGGATTACGGGTACGATACATCGCCGAAGGCGGAATATGGTGCTGAGAAGACCAGAAAGGCAATTCGACATTCTATGCTTGCAAAGGCATCAAAGCGAAACCTAACTAATCAAGCAATTTATAAAGGCACGGAATGGCAATCACAATCATCGAACCAAGAGGTCCAAGAACAGGAGCGACCCCGATTGACGGAGTCAAAACCCCGAAAGAACTACTTACTTCATTAATTGTGACGTTGGCGATTGAGAGCCAGACTGAAAACAAAATAGTTTTGGAGATAGATGTGTCAGGATTAGACAAAAAAGAACTGATGAAGGCAGTCCTCGCTTTACAGCGTTGTAGCAATATCGCTACGTAAAATCTAAGGATTTAAAATGTCACTCATCGACAACACAGAAGTGCAAGCCGTCAACAAAACAGACGAGGCAATCGCCGCAATCACGTTGGTAGCAAGCACAGCAACAGAGAAAGACCGCACATTACTCCAGACCATGTTGAGCAAGGCATCCGTGCCAGGCGCAGAGGTCATCACCCTGACCCCACAGTTGGGCGCATTGATCTTCTTGGAGAGCAACAAGCGCAACCGCGACTGGCGATTGGCACGAAGCGAATCGTTGGCGCGTCAGATGCAAAACGGCGAATGGTGCTTGAACGGACAAGGCATCCAGTTCTACAAGGACGGCTTGTTAGCAGACGGGCAGCACCGCACGGCAGCAGCAGCGTTGGCAGGGGTATCCGTGCCGATCAGCGTGTTCTACGGCATGGAGACGAACGCAATCGTGACCATCGACTGCGGCACCAAGCGCAACGCAGCAGACGCAATGCACTTGGACGGCGTGGAAAACCCACGATTGATCGAAGCAGTCGTCAAGACGGCCAACCAGTACGAGTTAAAGGCAAAGGTCGCAGGGGTCAAGCGACTGGAGTCAAACTCAGAAGTCCTCAAGGCGTGTCAGGACGACATGACGCGAGTTGAGCAAGCAATCCAAATCGGACAAGTGTCAGTCAAGGGCATCTCCAACCCGACCCTGACAGAGGTGGAGGCGGCTAAGACAGCGTACATCTTCATCAAGAACGGGTGGGACAAGGACAAGGTGTCAGAGCGCCTCGCATTCTTCCAAGCAGGGCAGGACGAAAACGAGTCGTCACCGATGTTCCGGGTCGCAACAGCGATCAACAAGGCGAAGGCAACCAAGTCAACAGCAGAACGCTTGGCAGCCATGTCGCAAATCGGGTTGATCGTCAAGGCGTTCCAATTGACAGAGGAAGGCGCAAAAGCAGTACAGCCGACCTTGTTCAAGAACATCAAGATCGGCAAAGAAGTCCCCGACCCAACCCACAACTAATAGTGTGAACTATGCCTCCCCTTAATTGGGGAGGTGTTTTCTATGGAGATTGCAATGGACATCAAAATCAGCAAAGAAGCGCAGTTCCAAGTTTTACGCGAAACGCTTGAGTTTTTAGCACCACTTCAAGAAGAGGAAAACTGGACACACGCACAAAAAGCAAACGAACAAATAGTTAGGCGCGAAGGCGACCTATTCGCCGCTTGGATCGAACTAGGTTCGTGCCTGTATTCATTGCGCATGATCCACAAGTCAGACGAGGCATTTGGGGCGGCTTGCTTCGAGCGAGGTATAGACCGGACGCATCAGCACAGGTCCGCTGCCATGTGGTTATCTCAATTAGAAGACGACCAATTATCGACATTGCGCGAGGAATTCCCCGAAGCGTTGCATCCCAAGACACTGCAAGACAAGTGCCGCGAGGCGTACCCAGAATGGTTGACAAGAAAGAGGAAGGTATGTCTCCCCTCAGGGGAGACCTCCACCTCAGTGGAAGCAAAAATCGAAATGGTCGAAAAACAGCCAGAATTGCCGGAAGAATTGGCAAAGCCGATGGTTAAAAAGGTCGAAAAAATCGTGTTGCGTAAAAAGCCAAACCAAAACGTAACAATCGCAGGGCGCGAAAGAGACGACGAGGTTTGGGCAATAGTTTCGAATATGCACCAAGAGTACCGAGTGGGCATAAGCGACCTGCACCCAAAAGAGGGGTGGCCGATGCTATTGGAATGCATGGACTTAGGTTTATTCGACATAGAAAGCAAGGGGTCGAAAAAATCAAACGGAAGGGTTCTGTTCGGTCTGCCGCTCAAAAGGACGAGTCCAGCGATAGCGGAGTTGTCGCGCTACGACCTAACAAAGCCATCAGGATGCAAGGTCGCACAAGAAAACCTGATGCCATTCTTGCGCAAACACGCAGAGGCGCTGAAAGCCGACCCCGAATCGTTTATGAAGTTGTGGGTAGAGGAATCAAAGTCAAAGCGCGACGAAGTCATCAAAGCAGACCAGGAAGAAAAACACACAAAGTTGATGACTGAAATATCATCACGCGGTGAAAAGGAGGTAATCGTCTGCGGAGTACAGATATGGCCGTCGAAGCACACCAACTTCACATCATTCAGCTACGAGCAGTTGCGATTAGCGTGGTTCATGTTCTTGGACGCAGAAAGCATCGGCGGAGGAAACCTCTGGTCAAAAGAAGGCAGGAAAGGACGAGCAATATTGCACCGATGGCTCATCAAGAACTACAAGAGGTCGTTCGCCGTATTCAAAGACAAGCCGGGATTTGAGGAAGTAGTCCAACACGCCGACCACGTAGGATTAGCTTGGTACGAATTATCAGTGGCATTGCAAAACGGACCAGACGAAAAGCTGCAAACCTCAATACCTTGGACAGACATAACAGCGGTATAAGAAAAGCCCCCTCTCTAGCAAAGTGGGGGCTTTTTTACATCATGCTTCCATCGAAGCCAACACGGCAGCGTACTTCGCCTGACGGTCATCCAAGCCGTGCGTTCCACCATTGATTCGTTTGGTCATGCCGACCACATCCTTGGCATCAGCAAGCGCATTCAGCCCGTTTGTAGACCAGAACCAACCCGCCGACAATGCAGCCATCTCAGGTTCGGCAACCAATTCTGGGTTCTCGACAGCATCGACCCCGACAGCATTTGAAAAGCGGGTGTAATTATCTTTTCCAGTCAG